ATAAACTCATCTTCAAGTTGTTTGAGTTGTTCATCTGTAGGTTCACTCATTCCAAGACCTTTCATCATTTGACCAGTCTTCATTTTAAGTACACAAAACTCATAAAACTTAGCAATACCAAGAGATGCATCTGCAATTGCAACTATATTATTCTTAATAAGTTGACACGCTTCGTTTTCACCATATGATGTCCAACGAGATAAAGCCATGGACTCCTCCACACCCTTTTTAGATATTTTCGGATAACTATTAATCTTCAATGGATTTTCGACTATTACAGTTAATGCAGAGTCAGTATCGTCTTTACTGAACGTAGTAATAATCTCGTCACCATTTGTAAGTTTTACTATTTTAGGAGTCATCTATTAACTTTCTATTTTAAGATTTTTAATCGTATAATCAAATTCTTCTTCATTATAGATATTTATTCGTTCCATGAAGTGACGAAGTGTAAAGTTCTGTCTAGATTTCCATGTAAAGTCATCTGCGATATCTATAAGGGTAGCACCAGTTTTATCATTGGTAGTTCGCAATCCTCTTCCAATTGATTGCAGTACCCTAATCCTACTTTTTGAAGGGGAACTGAACACGACATTGTGTAAGTTCCTAATATTAATACCAGTAGAAAAAGTACCATATGACGCAACGATAATTGCATCTTTTTCATTCTCTGTAATTTCACGAATTTCTTCCCTTGTTTGTGTATCTGTTCCACCCCATACATAGAATACTTTTCTATCTAGGACTTTTATCATATCATATAAAACAGACCCATGTTTTTCTACGAATTGAAATAGAACTAATGTATTGCCTTTTAGGTGACTTGTCAAGTTAAAAATAAATTTATTTCTTCTTTCGTCACGAACTATCAAATCAACTTCATCTTGATAATTTTGGTCTTTCATAAACTTACAATCTGCATCTGGGTATTGTAATACTATACACTTTATTTTTAATTTTGCAAGTGTTTTCTTTTCCATCAATTCTTTTGTTGACGTTACCCTATTGACAGAACCAAATAATCCCTCTAGTATAAGTCTATGCGTCTGCATACCATCTAATGTACCAGTAAATCCATGACGATACTTAGTGATATGCATTTTATTCATAATATTTGTGAGTGACTTTGCTTTGAATAGATGCACCTCATCTCCTAAAATACATCCAAACTGTTCAAAGAATTTTCTAGGCATTTTATACAAAGATTGCCATGTAGAGATAGTTACTTCTTTTGTAATATCTTTAGAGTATCCTTGATATATCTTTTGCATTTTACTTTCAAGATAACCATAATCAAGAAAGTCGGTGTACATCTGTTCCACAAGAGATGTTGTAGGAACAAGTATAAGGATTCTGTTAGACTCATACCATCTACTTAATAAGTATATTATTAATGACTTACCGCTAGCAGTAGGACTAAGAAGTAAGCTCCGATTATTTCTGATTGCATGAACAACGGCATCAGTCTGATAGTCACGAAGTTCAATAGATTTTCCATTGGATTTTGGTTTAATATTTCTGATAAAACCTTTGCATACTCCATGTGTGAAGGATGATTGGGTTGCATTTACATCTCCTTTATATTCTATATCTATATCGTTAAGTTTTGCGAACTCTTGTATGTATGGTATAAGACCAAGATAAACTTCACCATTCATTTGATTGTAAAGACGTATCTTACCATCCCATATTCTTTTTTTATATGACGGCATGAACCTTGCGCCTGGAACTTCAAAAGTAAAAAAATCTGAAAGTTCTCTCGCAATATTTGGTTCTGTTTCTACACGAATATATACTTCATTCTTTTTTGAAATAATCATCTAAACTTTGGGCCTAAAACCCATCCAACTAAACTTTTTCGTACACCCTTTGTAATTGGTCTTACTCTATGCCAGTAATCTGACTGAAAGAAAAATGCATGATTTGATTTTCCTTTAATCGTTGTATATCTTTTTTTCTCCTTTGGATTTCCTGTCTCTATGTCAAATTCACCCCCCTCAAAATCATCATTGAGAAATACTGAGAAACTAATCTTTCTAACTCTACCATCTGAATATGGTTGACTGTGTTGGTCAACGTGCCAACCAAACTCATCTTCAACTGAATATTCTGCATACTGCAAGGGTTCAATTGAATCAATATCAAAATTCCAATCTGCACTTTTATTTGCTTCTTGAGCATATGACAAAAATGTAGACAAAATTTCTTTATCTTTAATCCAACTAATTTTAGTGCTTCTAGAAATATTACCACTTTTACCAACAATTTTTGCGTCTTGTAATTTTTCTTGAATATGTGTAAGAGTTTTTGTGAGAGTTATCTCACCAATCGGTTTTAATATATGTGGAAGTCCATATCTCATATTGAACCTTCCAGAAACCTTTTCCAGTCAATCGCATTTTTAATCTGAAATCCACGATTGTTTAGTGTCTTCATTACGTTTTCTGCAAAGTCACACATTGCATTATGATAATCTACTTTATGTTTTGCTTTGATTAAATCCTCGTCACCCTCAAGATACATGGGTATATCTTGTTTCAATACTTTCAATTCAAAAGGAACTTCTGACTTACCAGAGTAGTATTCCCACTTATCTCTTAAAAGTTTCTTGTAATCAGACTCGACTTGTTTCGATAACAAGTTCCATCTTGTGTATATTTGTAAATATTTTCCGTAGAGTTCTGGGGTTTTTAAAGATTCGATATCTAACTGTTCTTTATCTATCTTTAAATCTTTTTGGGCTTCTTTTTGAAGTTGTTCCAAATCCATATTATATTATCCTCAATTCAATCGTGGTGGTGGTTTGTCTAACTAGTTTCTATATTTTTGAAACGTATCCAAATAAAAAAACAATTTGAACAAGATATAACCACCACCTTTATTATATAGTAAACATTTCATATAACTTATATGAGAAAGTTGCAGTCGCAGTCAAATATGTAATATCTGTTGCTTGTTGGTCAAACTGCAACGCACCCAGTGATACTGGATACAAATCAGAAAAACGCACTTCCATGATAGGATTATTTTTACTTGTCATTACTGTAAGTGTTGCATCACCATACATTGCTTGCACCCCAGTTGGTCTGCCTGGCTTTGTTGCCTCACCAGTTACAGAGTCAGCAGTTGGGAATACTTCTGATTCTTCTTTTCTAAATGATGCAAATTGTGTTCTTGCTTTTGGAAATCCAATACCTACTAACCATTGATGTAACTCTTTATAGTTTTCTAACTTCTCATCTACTAAGAAAGTAATCTCTAAATTATCAAATGTAAGTTGGTCACCTTGAGTTGGTATTTCTTTGAAAGGTGTAGGGAATACTGCTTCACCAAGAGTAACGCCTGGAATACTCGCCTGTGTTGTAAAAAACTCTACAGTCGGTAGTTTAGTTATACTAAACTTAAACTTGGTTGGGTCAGCGTAATCTAATTCAGTCGGTTGTCTTTGTATTGCGTTTATGGTTGTAGCCATCATCTTTACCTTTGTTTAATAACAAATAGAATATCTTCTTTGCTTTTCGCATTTCACCTCTTGCAACTGCCTCAAAATATTTGTTTATTAATTTTGTAGTCTTTGCTTTTTTCTTCATCAACTATATTTATAATGACAACTAGGCTAAAAAAAAGACCACTAGGGTCTATTTGTTTTTAAATTTAATATTCCAAATTCTGCATAACCATTCGATATACTTCTTGTGTTCTTCTTTTGTCATGTGTTTTTCCCTAAAAAAAGGGGAGTACGAAACTCCCCTTTAAGATTAACGGTTAAGTCTTTTCTTATATTACATAAGGTTTGCGACTTGTACTCGTCTGTAGTATGTATTGTCGTTTGACCCAGCTGTAACATCTGTAGCAGATGAAGTAGCGAATGGGTTTTGTGCAACACCGTAACGAGTTTTAAAACCGATTTTTGGTTGGAAAGTATTCTCACCAACTGCACGAACCATCTGTAGTGGAACGTATGGGCAGTAGAAGATACCAGCATCGTATGGTGATGTTCCTTTGTACCCTACAACGTAGTACTGTTTAGCAGCGTTGTTGGCTGCATATGGGTCGATGTACACTCTGTATCGTCCGTTAAGAACTCCAGCAAAAGTGTTTCCAGTATCATCAACTTGTAGGTTGTTGTTAAGAGCAGGAGCGTAATCCAACACACCAGCCATTTGAAGTGCAGAAGCAACATCTGAAGAAGTAATAAGCATATTACCTTTTCCTCGTCTTGTTTCTTGTGCAATTACGTTGGCATCTCTTTCGATTTGGAACATTAGACCTTTGAACTTTTCTACAGACCATCTTCCGTTTGAGTCTGTGTCTAAGTCAAAGATACCAGCAGTTGTTGTATTGACACTTGCACCTTTCTTTGCAGATTTATAGACAGTTCTTACGACCTCTCTGTTTATTTCTGCAAGAATTTCTGATGACAAGATGTTTGACAATTCGGTTTCAGCGTCAAGACCATGAATTGCTTTCAAGTCTTGTGCGAGTTCCATTGTGTATTCTGCTTTTAACGCTCGTGACGTTGCAGTCACAGTGGACTTCTCAATACTGAATGCCATTTGTGCAAATGAGTTATTTGCATCATCACCTAATGCTTCTGCCTGACCAGCTGTCATACCACCACCAGTTTGTGAACCGTGGTCATGTCCACCAGTTAAGTATGTTCCAGCAGATGCATCATTAAGAACAGCAGGGTTAGTACCAGTCATTGCAGTTGAGTTTAGGTCACCAGCATTATCGTCATTTGAGAAACCAGCATCTGGTTCATTGAACAGTGCTTCTGTTCCACCTTGAGTTGTGAACCTTGACTTCATTGCGAAGATTAGTCCAGTTGGGCCAGTCATTGGTTGTACTGAACATATATCGTATGCAATCAAATTAGGCATGGCACGTCTGACTAGTGAAATCAAAATTGGGTCATATCCACCCATGTTTGAACCACCAAAACCAGAGTTATTAGGTGCAGCTTCTGAAAGGAAACTTGCATCTTCTTTCATCGCTTTTTCTTGGTTTTCCAAGATGATTGAAGTAACGGCTTTCTTGTAGTTGTCCTTAATCTCAGGCAAATCTGGATGATTGAGGACTGGCTGCCACTTCTCTTGTAAGTTTTCTGAATTATACATTTGTAAATCCCCTTTTAACTATATTACATTTATTTATCATAATTTATTTCTTGACATTATTAAAAGGTTCACTCTGTTGACCATCTCTCATGTATGGTGCAGACCTTTTAATTGCACTAGTATACGCAGCCATAGCGTCACTTATGTCAATCTCTTGTGTTCCGTCTTCATTTTCCTCTGTTAGAGTTTGTTCAGATGGAACTGACTTAGGAAAATAGTTTTCCTTAAGCGTGTTAAGTTTTTCTTCAAAGGAATCCTTATCAGTGAACTCAACATCTTCAACCAAACTTGCAAACTTTTCGACTTGTGTTTCTGCAAGGTCAGATGAAACCTCTTTGATTGCAGCTTCACGAACTAGTGAATCTTCTGACTGTTTTTTCTCAGTCAACTTATCCATTGTTTCGTTCAACTTTGACTCAAGTTCTTCAATCTTTTGAGCTTGTGACTCAAGGATATCGTACTTTTCGTCTGGAACATCAATGTAATGTTCCTCAAACAATGACTTCAGACCAGTAATGAAATCTTCAGCGATTTCACCCTTTAGTCCTCTTTCGATTGCAAGTTCGTTTTCTTTCATCCACTCACCAACAACGTAGTCAAGGTATCCGTCAACCTTTTCTGCGAGTTCAGTTTTGAATGTTTCCATTTCATCTGCAATCTCTTGAGACTTCTCTTCCTCAATTCTTTCCACTTCTGGTCGAATTTTTGACTTAACTGCGGCTTCGAATATTGTCGCAGCTTTCTTTTTGAAGTCCTCTGAAAGTTCTTCACCCTCTACGAGAGCATTTACATCCTCAGCAACATTAATAGAAGCGAGTCGTTTTTCGATTGCTTCTTTTGCCTTTGATAGACCTTCAAGTTCGATTTCCTCGTCAGTCTTTTTATTACCAGCAATGTAAGCTGCAACAAGTTCCTTAACATCAGCGGCAGGCATTTTTTTCATCATGTCATTCATTGCATTAATAGCTGCAGTTTTAGTTCCGTAAGTTTCTGCTTTTGGATGATGGTCACTCTTGATAACTTTTACGTCCTCTGCCATGACTTTCTTTTCAATACCATGTTTGAATTCTACGTCATACCATTCTACATATCCGTCATCAGTTGGGATTGCGTGTGAACCATGTACTGGTTTACCTTTTCCCCAGATAGGATGTTCCACAACTGTTGCACAGTCATGGTCTTTTGAGTGACATAACTCACGAACCTCGTCATCAGTAAAACCTTCATAGTTTTCTGCAGCTTGGAGTTTCATTGGTTTCTCATCACCTTTAACTTTTGCTTTGATAGAACCATCCTTCTTGACTGATTTAGCAGCATCGGCTTTCTTTTCGTCACCTTTTACCACTGGAGCACCTAAATCTTGAATTTCATCTTCTTCTGCATCAACTTTTTTCATAGGTTCGGCTGCAACAGCACCCTTACCAGCAGCAGAAGTATCCTTCTTCATTTCGGCCTCACTCAAATCAGCAAGAACTTCTTTTTCAAGTTCTTCAATAGATTTGTCTAATTCTGACATTTGAGTCTCCTTATTAATTAATAAATATTCCTCTTGTTATATATTTAGTCATTATAATTTTTTGAGGAATTTTGCGAAAGCCAACGCTTGGTAATTCGCAGTTCTAGAACGCACTTGACGTTCAATCTCTTCTTTCATTTCCGCTACTTCTTGTTCTTGTAACAAACCGTTAGTCCACACCCACTCCTTTCCTTCCATAATACCGTCTACGAAAGCATTGGGTGCAGATGGGTCTGCAACAATATCAGCGGCGGTTGCAAGATAGAAATCATCATTGACATAGTTTGCACCATTCTTTTTAGTCAAACTACCCATACCCCTTGAGGATACTGCAAGTTTACCACCATCATCCATAATATTTTTTACTATACCACCCATAGGTGTTGACATTACTTTTGCTTCACCTACGAAGTTTTTTCCGTCTGGTTTTAGAGAGGTTACCATGTGTGATACTTTATCTAAGTTCACAGTCGGCCCCTCTGGGTGACCAAGTTCACCATATGCACGATTTTCGTTGATAAATTCTTTGTTGTATCTATCAACTTCTTTTTCTAATACTTCAAATGGATACACTCTACCGTTTCGATTTTTTATCTCTGCTTGTAGAAACACACCCTTCAACTTGTAGTTTTTCTTACCGTCATCTGATTGTTCGGTAATATATTCTACATCATCACTAAAATGTTCTGATATAAGTTTCATAGTATTACTCCAAGTTTGCGTATCCAGAAACTTTTCTAAGTTTCAACCATATTGTTCCTACTGATGCACTACCATTTGTTAATAGTATATCACCAGTTATACCACCTCCAGCATTATTTGGAATGGAAGGCATTTGTTGTGAACCCACATTATATGTACCATTTCCATTTAACGATAATGCAACAACATTTGACGATGCATCAAATAGTATATTCGTCTGATTACCAGTAGTCCACTGACAAGCGACAATCGCAAGTCTTGGATTGGACTCTGCACCTTCTAATGCAGATGCATCTACGATACTCGCATTTGTATTTGTTCCAGTTGTTGTTACCTTGACAACTGTTTCATAGTCTGTATCTTTTAAGGTAACTGCACTTACTGCCATTGATATTCTCCTAACATTTCTCTTTCAAAGTACTTCATAAGTTCTGGTTCTCGTACCTTAAACTTTTTAGCTGCATCTTTGATAGTCTTTTCAAAACTATTTAGGAAATCCGAAGGTTTCGCATCCATTATACTGAATATATAGTCTACCGCTTTACGCATAGCAGGAGATAACTTTTTATACTCTTTTGTTCTCTTATGTTCGTCCTTCTCAGGCAGAACTATCTGATTGAAATTCTTCATCTTCCTCAACTTCTGGTATATGTTGTGTTACCATAGTGTTTGCAA